TTTTGGGTCCTCTGCAAGCTGAAGCAGACATTCTTCAAAAAGAATATGACAATGCAATTGATCTTATTGATCAGGAAAAACAGCACTGGGAAGATGAATTAACTCATCTTGAGGCTGCTACAACAGCAACCACAGAATTTGCAACAGAAGCCGACAAAGTTAAAAAAGCATTTGATGCTGCGCTAAAAATTTATCAAGACATAAAAGATAAAACGGTAACAATAACGGTTAATTATGCTTATGGTAGCGGTGGTAGCGGTGGCAGCGGTGGTAGCGGTGGCAGCGGTGGTAGCGGTGATGGAGACGGTCTTGGAAGCAGTACTATAACAGGCAATAGCGTAGTTACTGGAACAAGAGTTGTTGATGGAAGAACTATTGTGACTGGAACAACAAATTCAGCTGCTAGTACTGCCAGTGCAATAAATCCTTTTGTAGTTACTGGAACAAGAGTTGTTGATGGAAGAACTGTTATAACTGGAACACAAAATAGAACTCTTGATCCAGCCTTTATACGCAGAAACGCAAGAATGTATGGTGGCAAGATTAGGACTATGATGGGTGGCGGTAGAGTAAAACCAATATATCGTCCAATGGGTGGATTGATACCATATATGGCTAATGGTGGATTTAGACCTAGAGGTTCTGATACCGTGCCAGCAATGCTAACGCCAGGAGAGTATGTCGTAAATAAGGCATCTACAAAATCATTTTTACCATTGCTTGAAGCTTTAAATGAAAGCAAATTCCCATCCGGCCTTGCAAATAGATTATCTGGTGGATCTGACAACGTTAGAATAACAAGATCATTCAACATGCCCATGTTCGATGTCAGACCTGTATCAAATCTCAGTTTTATGCAGCCCTCTTATAACATTGCAAACAACAATGTTTCAAACGCTCCAGTAAATACAAATGTGAAAAATTCTTCTGTTAGTGATAACTCTAGCGCAGTGTATAATTATAATGTTGGAATTAGTGTTGGTGGAACAGATGTCTCACCAGATAGCATAGCAAAGGCAGTAATGAGAGAAATAAAGCACGTTGATGCAAGAAGAGTTAGAAATCAAAGGGTATCATGACAACTTCAGCGTATTTAACTGGTAGAAAAAGATATCAACGTCCACAAGGAGTTCTGTGGTCCAACAACTCTGGAACCCTTACTGGTGGATACTACGTGCCTAACGGTGTTGAAATTGGTGCTGATACCGCCGTAACAAGTGCAGTTTTATTGAATCAATTTATTATTTTGTCTGATCATAATAGAAGCGAACTTTCATTTACACCGCAAAGAATTGAGCAGCGTCAAAGAACCATTAATGGTCGTATGAGGTCTTATCATATTGCAGATAAACTTCAAATAGGTTTTTCATGGAGTATGCTTCCCTCAAGATCGCATTATCAGGTAGCAGATTTTGACGATGAAACAGGAATATCTCCTTATCAAAACAATACACAAGAGTTTACAGCAGATGGTGGCGCTGGCGGGGTAGCAATATTGGACTGGTATAACAGCCATCCAGGACCATTTTGGATGTACCTAGCATACGATAACTACGCAAATTTTAAACAGGATGGAAATGTTGTTGATGCCTCTTTTGGTCATCTTGATCAATATAATGAGGTTATTGAAGTATTCTTTACAGAATTTAATTATTCTGTAGTTAAACGTGGTGGCAATAATTTTGACATGTGGAATATATCGGTAACGCTGGAAGAGGTCTAAATGTTTGTAAGTGAAGCATTAAAGACTCACCTTGAAACATCAGCAACTGTAAGCATAGAGTCCTTGGTTTTGGCCGAGTGGAACATGAACATGCCAGATAACATTTTTAAGGTAGGCAATTATCGTTATCGTCCAAGAGATGTTAATTCGATATATCATACTCTTCCTTCAACTTTTGATCAATTAGATATTGGAGAATATTATACTGGCGCTACAGATGCCGATGTTGTAGTAGACGGCGGTTTTGATGATGATGATAATCCACAACAGTTCACCTTAACCAAAGATAAAATGAAAATGATTTATTCTTTAGAGGATTGTTTAAAACCATTTAGACCTCGTTCTGGAGTAAACAAGGCTCTGTATGTTGCTGGAAGAAAGTTGGCAAACTCTGGCTCAAGACTTGCAGAGCGTCCAAGGTATTACATGTCATCTAGATATGATCAATTTAGATATTGGACATCTTATAGAACTCAAGATGGAAATGAATATGGAATCGCAAAGAATGTATCGAATGGATTATATTTTATAGATGACGCTGCACCGTTTGTAGTATACGAAGAAAATGTTCCAACAAACAGAATAGTTATCAAAACTCAGACAAATGTTGGAGATGTTGACTTGGGTCCGTTTTCAACAAACACTGGAAGCATTGACGATCCCCTATTTGGAGAATCAAATAAAACCACACCATCCAGATTTAAAATACAATGTCTTGAAGGCGATAACTGGGTAACTATATCTGATTTTACAGAATTTAGCACAAGAGATGATGAAGACAATTCTCCCATATTTAGTTCTGATGGATATTTGCAGTTGGATTATGGATTAAAGATTCCTGATTTATACAAAGATATTTTTATTTTTGCAGAACAACTTTCTTCGGATACCCTGCTTCCAGAAACCAATGTAGAGGGATATGCATATCTTGTTGTCGAAGAAGAGGGAGATCTTGGAACATTTCACATTTGGACTGGCTCTGAATATGAAACCTTTTCTCCAGAATATGGCTGGTCGCTAAAAACAGAAACGATTACAAATCAAACTAGTTTTATAACTGATGTGACATCTCCAAAATCTTTTACAGATGCAGGAGATGGCTCTACAAAGTATAGAGAGTTTCAGTATATTCGAGGTATTCGTATTGCTGTTGAAACAATGAACAAGCAGGACTCTACCTTTGATTTAATTGAAATGTCCCCTAGGCTAGTCGTTGATTTATCTGACAAGGTTATTGACTACAAAATTACAAAAGTTTTGTCTGATTTAGGAAATAGTTCTGTACCAGTTGGTCAGCTTACAGCATCTAACGGAGAAATGACGGTATTTGATGATGACCAAGCATTTAACGACAACAACTCAAACAGCATAATTGCAGACTATTTAAGAAAAAATATAAAATTTAATTTTTATGAAAAAATAATTGATGTAGACGGTTCTGATTATTACGTTCCTATAAAATGTTTATATTCAGATGGCTTTCCACAAGCAGATGTAACTGGAGCAACAGTGTCTCTAAGTCTCAGAGATTTTTATTTTTTCTTGGAGTCAATGCCAGCCCCAAGGCTACTGATGACACAAACATCTTTAAGCATGGCAATATCAACGCTTTTGGATTATATTGGATTTACTAACTATACCTTTAGAAGAACTACGGGACAATCTGATCCAATCATACCGTTTTTCTTTGTTGCTCCAGATCAAAATGTTGCAGAAGTTTTAACACAGCTTGCTGTAGCAACTCAGAGCGCTATGTTCTTTGATGAATACAACAACTTTGTTGTAATGACAAAAGAATACCTTCTTCCAGGAGCAGATGATAGGGATACGGACTTTGTTCTTTCTGGATCAAACAATCAAACAGATAATGGAATTATAAAAAATCAAACATCTGGAAACTTGCCAAATGTAATTTCTATTGCGTCACAAGATAAAAAAGTATATAATGACGGGAAAATTACCTATACAACAAGATACATACAGAGAACTTATGGAAGTTTGAGGCAGGCAAATCTTATTGATCGTGAAAAAACCTGGATATACAAGCCAGTTCTTTTATGGGAAGTTGCGGGAACAGAAAATCTTAAAACGATAAACGAGGTGGCATCAACTCAAAGTAGTTACGTTTTGTCAGCAATGCCAATCAATTCATCACTAACTACTAGCCCTCCTACAGTATCCGATGGTTTTGTGATAGATAATGTTTTAGATTTGGGTGAAAATGTTTATTGGCTAACAAGATATCAGGGATATCTTTATGCAAATGGAGAAATTATAAAATACGATGCTGTTCAGTATAGCGTAACAGGAACTGGAAATGTTTATATAAGCAGCAATCAAGAATATCAAAGATATTTTGCATCCCTCCCCTTCAATGGAAAAATATATCCAACAGGACTTATAAGAATATATTCTTTACCATTTTATGAAACAATAGATGGCAATACAAGAGCAAAGTCTGGATCAGTTCAACAACATGGTCGTGGTCAATTTGGAACACCCATTGTTGAGCATACTGCTGCAATCAATAGCTATTGGACAAACAACCAGAATGTTCGTGGATGCGAGATGCAAACTCAGTTTTTGTTTACTACTGTATTAGACGAAGATGTTAATGCTCCATCTACAACAACTGGCCCTGCTGGTGTAAATAATGCACTTGCTGCTCAAACCACAAGAAATGGCATCATAAAAAACTTTACAGCAACTAATTATTTGACCGAAACCGAAGTCAATAATTTAAAATCAACGCAAGCAGGAACCGTACAGTCTTCTGCATTGGTTATGAATGGTCCTTCTTTTAAAACCACAGAAACTCCAATAAATTTGGTTTCTTATGTTTATAAAAATTTAAATAATGCATACAGGCACTTTGGAACTAGGATAAGAATTATTGGTAAGATAGAAAATAGTGAGGTTCGTGGACAAACGCCAATCGGTAGCATACCCTATTTTGAAGTGCCTGGCGTAGGAACAAATAAAAATCCAAGCATTGGTGGTGGATCTGGAGGCATGGCCGTTCTGTTAAACCCAGAAACAAACAATGGCTATTACTTTGAAATAGTTGCTCTAACAGAAAACAACATAGAGCAGTATTTGAAGACTGATTCAAAAACTGGTGAAAGCCAAATATCAATCAATAACGTTGTGTTTTACAAAGTTAAAAAAGATGCTTCTAATAATAATGCTATACCGATTAAGCTTTATGGCGGACTAACAAAAATTTTGGTTGATGACGGAAGATTTACTGGTCAGCATAGATTGATGGGTGAAGAAAATCCGACGGTATATGATTTATCAGTAGAATATCAAGATATTGGAAACACTCGTAGATTTTATTTGTACATTAATAACAAACTAATAAAGATAGTAGATGATGCAGATCCTCTGCCCATTTATAATAATGTGGCGCTATTTGTTCGTGGATCTTCTAGATGTATGTTTGAGAACATATACGCCCTAACAAATAATTATGCACAAAATACTGTATTCACAGTTGGAGAAACTCTGTCTAGTGCATTTGGAGACAAAGAAATAGATGCAAATGAAGCATTTAGGAAATATGCTATGAGTGGTCTAGTTCAATCGACCTATCTATCTGGTCTTAGTGCCCAACAACCACCCAAATACAATATGTATTTTGAAGAATTTGGAACTATTATGCGTGAGTGTGCATATTTTGATGTTCGATATGATCGTGCATACCCCGCCCTTTATGCCAAACTTTCACCCACATTCAATAGAATTAAGGGATATACTGTTTCTGGATTTCAAGCAGATTCCTATGGAGCTGAATTTTTAATATTCAACACAACAGATACAGCATTGAGTTTAGACGAAACAACAGGAAATTATTTAAAAATTCAGGGTGTTACTTTTACACAAGATACAACACACGAACTTAGCGTAGACGAATATTATAAGAAGAAAAGCAATTTATCAGATCCAGAGTTTGGTATTGATTCAATAACAACATCTGCTCTTGTAGAAAAAGCGGTATATGATGAAATAAAGCTTAGTAGGCTAATATATGGTAAAAACGAATTCTCTTTAGACAGCCTGTATATTCAGACTCCAGATCATGCAGAAGATTTGCTAGGATGGATTGTAAGTAAGACAAAGGATCCAAAGAAGGCTATTGGTTTGCAGATATTTGCAATACCAACACTTCAGCTTGGAGACGTTGTTACTCTTACTTATCAAGACTCTGATGGTCTCGATTTGGTAACAGACTCTGAAACAAGGTTTGTAGTATATAATATTGAGTATAGTAGGTCAAATACTGGACCATCTATGACTATATATATGAGTGAGGTGTAGTGTGTCATTTTTTTATAATACTGATTCTTTTATAGATAATGATTACGGTGCTTTAGATAACGAGACACTTCTTGCTGAAATTAAGAAAAGAGCTGATGAGGAAGCAGAAAAAGCTAAGGCTAAACCAGGAGAAGATGCATACTATAAGAGAGATGAGAAAACTGGCTTATCTCAAGCACAGGTAGACGCAAAAGCAGCACAGGCAGAAGCAGCAGAGGCAAAAAGAGCAGCAGAAGAAGCGTTTAAAGCGGCACAGGCAGAACAGGAAAGAATTAAACAAGAAAAAATTAGAAAAGGGACCGTATTTAAGTCAGAGACAATTACTATGCCCGCCAGTCAGTGTTATTCTGGAAAGGGCGTATATGAAGTTGGTTACAACTATTATGGAGAAACAATAAGCAAAACGTTTAAAGAATGTGCTGGTCCATTTAAACAAGAAGATACCCCTCCCCCTGGCGGCAATAGTGGTGGCGAATCAACAGAAAACAAAAAGGTTGATGCAACTCCTCCAACTTCATTAAACACATCACTACTTGCAACACCACCTCCACCACCAAAAACAGCACCAATAGATACAATTCTTTTTGACGACGATGCTGTTCCAATAGAGATAATGTCAGACTTGATACTTGAAAATATCGGAGGGCATGAATTAATAAACATTGCTCGTAATGACACCATTAATGGACAGATTGTTGCATACCAGCCCATAAAAAATCTATCATCAATTCAGCAACAGTATAATCCTAATAATATTGTTAGTCTTCAAGATACTTCGGACAAATATTTTGCTAACTTTTCTATTCAATTACAGAACAGTTTGTTAGAAGAGGGAGAGGGTAGCGGTCCTGATGGGGCCTACATCTTTATAGATTCGACTAGTGGAGATCTTATGGTAGAACTAATAAATGTCGATCCAGATCAACAGATGGAAGTAGAAATCAGTCAAAGTGGTACAATATATGAGGCGAGCATATAAATATGATAACTAATACTGGTAAAAACATAATTGGCAAGTACCTGCTTGGTCAGGCACCTGCATATGCCTCCTATATAGCTGTTGGAAGCGGCCCAAAACCCCTAGCAACTGCAGATGCATATGGAAACTACTCAGAAAAGCAGAATCTTGATTTTGAAATGTTTCGTGTGCCCATCTCATCCAGGGGATTCGTAACAGAGAATGACACAACCAAACTAGTATTAACAGCAGAACTACCGACAGAAGAAAGATATGAAATAACTGAGGTTGGTCTGTATTCTGCAGGAACGAATCCATCTGCTGGTGCTTTTGATAGCAAAACTATTTTTGCATTTACCACAAATGAGGGATGGCAACACTATACTCAAACGTCTACAATTTCCATAAATGCTTATCCAGATCCATTAGATGATCCTGCTGATGATAATATTATTGGTGTTTCAGATTCAATATTTTCTACCAATGCTGACAACGCTATATTTTTCAAAACTGGCAGAGATGAGATATATGAGCGATGCAGATTTTTTAATAATATTATATTGTTTAAGGGAAATAGTTCAACGTTAACAACCTCTTCAACTGCTGCGTACTCGATCAACGCCTCAGCACGATATATTGGTTTGACTGGATTGGGCAGCATTGTTGACTTTACACAAAATGCACCTACAGACGAACTGAGGTTTGCTTTTTCTTTAATTAATAAAAATGGTGGTTCTGGTGTATCTCCAGACAAAGTAAAAATATTAATAGATTTCTCTGCACCATCAAGCCAATATGCTAGATTTAAGATAGAGGCAGAGGATGGTGTGGGAGTTTTTGATTTTAATGCAAATAGATATTATGTTGTCACCAAACAACTTCAGCAACTAGTTAAAACAAATGAATTTACTTGGGATGCTGTAAACATTGTAAAAATTTATGCATCGGTTGAGGTTGGCGGCACCCCAAGCAGTGATTATTATGTGGCGGTTGATGCTTTGAGATTAGAAAATGTGGCGACCCTTAATCCACTTTATGGATTGACTGGATACTCCGTAATAAAAAACACAGGTGCAGAGACTATTGTCAAGTCTCCCAATACTAGCAATTATATTGAATTTAGATTTACTGTTGGAGTTACATGATGACAAATAAAATATTAAGAATCCCAAGAAATCAATTGCCGCCAGTACAATCAAACAACAAATATTCTGTTAGATTTAGATTGATTTCAGAGGATAAAAATAGAATGTCTCACTGGTCACCAATATTCGTAATTGACTCTACAGCTCCTACAAGCGTTCAGGGCGGAGTTGTTGTGAATGGATCAATTGTTACGGCAGTTTGGGGAGATGAAGAAGATAGACCAGAATATGATGTTTTTGTTAAATTTGATGGAGGGGCATATGGCTATCATGGAACAACTCCCATAGAGACTTATTCATTTTTAAAAGGCGCAGCCACCAGCAACGTTAGAGTCACTGTTCAAATATCTGGGGCAGTTAAAGAAATTAATAATACCCTTAAGATTTTTGAGTCAAGTATAACATCCCTCTAACTGGTATAATTGAAATAAAGGAGAATAATGGCAAAAGTACCACTTCCAGAACGAGGCCAACCGCTAGATGTCACCTATATTTATCAGTTGGCTGAAACAATTAATGACGTGGCAACACAGGTGTCATCTGCCACATATAATTATACAACCATTGATACTGTCAGCGCAGGAAAACAAAATGTTAAAACGTCTGAGGCCAGGCTGATTGGGGGCTTTGTGGAGGTGGCAAATAATTCGACAGTGTCTGCGGGTAACGAAAAAACCTTTGCTTATAATTTCCCATCAGATTTTAAGTATGCTCCAATTGCAACCGCCACTCCAGTTAATATTGGAAACACTCCAGCGGGACAAAATGTAACCGTAATCTTGAAATCAGTCACAACCTCAAGAATAGAGGGCGTTGTTAGATTTGGTGCATCTGGAGATCTTTCTTTAGTCGTAAATCTAGTTATTATTGGCATTCCAAACTAAGGGGAAATATTGATTCTTCGTTGCATAAGGTGCAATGGCAGAATGTTTGTTGACAGGCAGTATTCTAGTCAGGTACACTTAGAGATATATTGTTTGATCTGTGGCAATCGAAGATTTTTTCATCCCCCGTCAAGCAGCAAGGAGGGTTCATGGCTTATGGTCCAAGAAATATCGAGAGCAAAGACTATAATAACAAGCCTGTAATTAAAGGAAACAAAAAAATATGGTTTCTTAATGGCGATCTTGTTAGATATCATCATAGCTCAAGATCTACTGGTATGGTGACTGTCTACAATATTACAAAAGATAGGCTAGAGACTTGCCTAAGATATGATTTTAGAAAAAACAGACAAAGGGCATTTACTGTAACAGAAACAGCACAACTTGTCAATAGGCATCGAAAATATTTTCCATATTTAGTTAAGAAGGGTGTCATTCCGCCACCAATGGGATCTCAGTTTGGAGGAAAAAATCAATGGAGAGTGAGAGCATATTATTCTGAGTTGCAGGTAAAACAGATTCGTGATATACTTGCTAGTTATCATATGGGGAGACCTAGAAAAGATAAATTAATTACAAATAGTATTACTCCAACAAAACAGGAGTTGACACGCAGAATTGGTGATGGTATACTAACATATACAAAAACAGAAGATGGAAGGTTTATTCCAGTCTGGTCAGAAAAAATATAGTCCTTGGGAGGGGCAATGGAAAACGAGAGCACAAAAGTATCAGTAACACTTGGCTACACACTTAATCTTGGTAACTTTCAGTCACTAAGAGTTGACTTGGGTGTTGTAGAAAATGTTCGAAATGGTGAAAATACGGAAGAGGCAATGAACCGTGTTTATGATTTTGTTGAGAGCAAGGTAGTTGAAAAGGTCAACGAAGCAAAGGCAGAATTGGTAGCAGAGTAATATGGCTGAACGCAAAGACCGTATGGCTTTGCTCAGTCGGTATAACAAACTGCATTTGCAAAGGTACGAAACAAAATCTACGCTCAATCTTAATATTGAGCAATGGGCTGCCGATGCATTAATAGAATCTTATGATATTTCGGTATGCTACGATTTATTGGAATATTATTTCAAAATATCTAAAACTCCGTCTTGGAATGATTTTTCTTACAATGCAGAGGATTTGCTTCGTGATAAAATGAGTATAGAACAAGATATCAAAGAGCGTAAAGAACGTAGACAAAAGGCTAAGGAATGGTTAAGTGATTAATACTGAATCTAAATTAATTTCTGCAGTTCTTAATGATAAACAAATTTATGTTTTGCTTCAGGCAAACGTAGAAAATATTATGCGTACTCATACAGATGTGTGGCATTTTGTTCGTAGATATACAGAGATAAATGGTTCGGTACCGCCAGTTTCTCTGGTAGTTGAAAAGTTTAGAGACTTTATACCAGAAAAAGAGGTGGGCGGAACAAAATATCATTTAGAAGAATTGCAGGTTGAGTATCTAAATGAAAGCATAAAAGATATTCTAAGATCTACAGCATCCGAGGTGCAGGCTGGAAACGGGGCTGTAGCACTTAATGATTTAATTACAAAGACTTCAGAATTAAAGAAAAATATAGCAGCAGTTCGTGATATTGATGCAACAGATATTAAGTCTGCAATTGCATATTTTGAGAATGTCCGTAGGGAACACGAGTTAGGTAAGATAGGTATCAAAACTGGTCTGCCAGGATTTGACAATTATCTCCCATCAGGAATCATGCCAGGTCAGCTTGGTATCTTTCTTGCCTACCCAGGTATTGGCAAGTCGTGGCTATCGCTGTATTTTGCAGTGCAGGCATGGAAGCAGGGCAAGACTCCCTTAATCATAAGTTTTGAAATGTCTGAGGTAGAAGTTCGTAATCGTGTGTATACAATTATGGGAGAGGGATTGTGGTCGCACCGCAAACTTAGTAACGGACAAGCAGAATCAGAAATGTTACAAAAGTGGCACAAAGACAAAATTGAAGGCAGGCCACGCTTTCATATTATTTCTAATGATAGCGGTGGTGAAATTACTCCGTCGGTTATTCGTGGAAAAATAGATCAGTATAATCCAGACTTTGTCGTTGTTGACTATCTACAACTTATGACTCCAAATGAGAAAGCCGAAAATGAGACGGTACGTATGAAAAGTCTATCTCGTGAACTTAAGCTTATGTCTATTAGTGAAGAGGTGCCCATTATTGCTATCTCGTCTGCCACACCCGATAAGATTGCTAATTTAAATGCCGTGCCAACCTTGGGTCAAACTGCTTGGTCAAGACAGATTGCTTATGACGCTGATTGGGTTTTGGCATTAGGAAGAGAGGCCAATAGCGATGTTATTGAGTGTGCCTTTAGAAAAAATCGCAATGGATTTATGGGAGATTTTTTAGTTCAGGTTGATTTTGACAAGGGATATTATAAATATAAAGATTTCGAGTTAAAAAATGTTTGATGAATTATATGCAGAAGAGCAGGTAAAGCGAGTCTTGGAGGGTGTCGGCATTGAAGTGGTATCAGAAACAGAAAGCAATTTTATGATTTTTTGTCCATTCCATAGCAACTTCCGTACACCAGCAGGAACCATCTCTAAAGAAAAAGGTTTATTCTTTTGTTTTGGTTGCCAAATTAGCAAAAGTCTTGTTGAGTTTGTCATGTCTGTGTCCAACAGAACATATTTTGAATCTGTCAGATATATAAAGCAGAAGGATACAGAGACAGACATTACACGACTTGTAAACAAAAAACTATATGTGGCTCCTGATTTTTTTCAGTTTGACGAAATATTAATTAAAAGATTAAACAATCAGGCACAAGAAACACCAAAAGCCATGAATTATTTTTATAGTCGAAAAATAACAAGAGAGTCCGTTATCAAGTTTGCTCTTGGATATTCAGACAAACAAGATTCTGTTACGATACCAATACAGTCTCCAGATGGAATGACTATTGGTTTTGTTGCAAGGTCTATTGAGGGCAAAGATTTTAAAAATACACCAGGTCTTCCAAAGTCAAAAGTGTTATTTAATTTACATAGAATAAAATCGTCTAGGTTTGTTTATGTGGTTGAGTCGTCTTTTGATGCGATTAGGTTGGATCAAGTAGGTTTCCCCGCAGTTGCTACCCTGGGGGCAAACGTTTCATCGGTACAGATGAAATTGTTAGAAAAGTACTTCAGCGATGTTGTGCTGGTGGCAGACAATGATGAGGCAGGCTCTACAATGACAGAGCGTATACTTGGAAAAATAGGTTCTAAAGTTGCTGTCCTAAACATTGACAAAAAATATAAAGATATAGGCGAGATGAGCGATGAGGAAATAAAAAAACTAGAATACAAGTTTGACAACTCCATAGTCGCTATGCTAAAATAGAAAAACAAGGAGGAAAATAATGACAATTGTAAAAGGTTTAAAAAATATCAGCGCATTGGTTGATAAACCAAGATACGAAGGTGCTGGAGGCAAAGTCCGCTGGCTAAAGCTGGCTGATGGCCCCACAGTAAAAATTCGTTTTATTGAGGAACTAGATGAAGATTCTTCGAACTATAATGAGAGTAGGGGTCTTGCTCTAGTTGTAAAAGAACATACAAATCCAAAGGATTATAAGCGCCGTGCTCTTGACACAATGGAAGCAGAGGGTCGTGATTGGGCAGAGGAGATGCATCGTAAAGATCCAAGGGCTGGATGGAGAGGACGTCTTCGTTTCTACTGTAATGTTCTAGTAGATGATGGTCTAGAAAATCCATATGTTGCTGTTTGGGCAATGGGCGTAAGCAAGCAATCTGCATTTAATACAATTCGTGAGTATGCACTAGAAACTGGTAGCATCTCAAATCTTACATGGAAGCTAAAGCGTAACGGTCAGGGTACTGAAACCAGTTACACACTTATTCCAGCCACTCCAGATAAGGAGCCACATGACTGGTCTAAGATAGAGCCATTTCCATTAGAGAAGGCTCTCAACAAGATTCCATACGCCGAACAAGAGGCGTTTTATCTTGGTTTTGATACTCCAGGCAGTTCGTCTACGAACACCGACTGGTAGTAGATGAACTACGTACCCTTACATCTTCATACTCATTACTCGTTGTTTGATGGGATAGGTACTCCAGAAGAGTACATGGATCGTGCAACTAGTTTGGGTATGTCAGCGATTGCTATCACAGACCATGGAACTCTTTCTGGTCATCGTGAGTTTTATCGCAATGCAAAACAAAGGGGTATTAAGCCAATACTTGGTTTAGAAGGATATATGTGTTCAGATATCTCTGATACTAGAGATAAGTCTGAGAGACAGGGTCAACAAGATCTTGTTTATAATCATATTATCCTTCTAGCCAAGAATCAAAAGGGTTTAGAAAATATAAACAAGATAAGCGAATTGGCTTGGACGGATGGGTTTTTTAGGAAGCCAAGGTTTGATTTTGCAATATTGCAGAAATATAAAGAGGGCGTTATTGTTTCTTCTGCTTGCCCGAGCAGCGTTCTCGTTAAGGCTCTTGAAGAAGAAGAGTTTGCCATAGCTAAGAAGCATATCTCTTGGTTTAAAAATGAATTTGGTGAAGATTATTATATAGAGACAATGCCTCACAATAAGCCAAAGATAAATAAATATCTCATAGATTTGGCAGATGAGTTTAATATTAAAGTTATCGTAACTCCAGATTGTCATCATGTTGACGAGTCACAAAAAGAGATACAGGAATTCAAGTTGCTCATGAATACTCATGCTAAGGTTATTAAAAATGTATCATATGAAAAAACTAAGAAGTGTAAATGCATGATGGATAGGCTTGACATTCTCTACGGAAAGGATAGGGAGATAAGCTTTAGAGACTTTAAGATACACCTTTTGTCTTATGACGAAATAAAAAATGAGATGGAAAAGCAGGGTATATTTAGAGAAGATATATATTCGAACACATTAGTGCTAGCAGATTCCGTTTCTGATTATGATATTAAGGATGGTTTAGACCTGTTGCCAGCACAATATAAAAATCCAGATCAAGAGTTAGCAGAAAA